TCGACCCGGTCGACACCGTCGGCGTTTCCGCTGTACCGGTGCCGTCAACGACGGCAGCGGTCACCGATGCGCCACCGGACACATCCGAAGGTGCAACCGCCTCACCGGTGCCCGTGACCACGCTGGCGGTGACGCTCGAGCCGGTCGACACCGAGCTCGGGACGACCGCTTCACCAACCCCTGCCACGACGACAGCGGTCACCGACGCATCGGTGCCACCGCCACCCGCCGACGTCAACAGGAGCAGCAAACTCATCGGCTACCCCTCTCCCTTATCGACGCACAAACGGATACAGGTTCGATATCTGCCTGAGCGGTCTCGGCGGCCCGTTCTCCGACACAGTGGCACCATTGATGGTTGGGGCAGCAAACGGGGCAGGGGCCGCTGGTGAAAACCCCAACGGAACCGGCAATGCTTCCAATGTGAGATGCCGCCAGGCCGGCCCAACCTGTGTAAGCAATCTGTTCCGGTTCAACGTCGCCCGGACAGATTCCCCCTGCCAACACGATGTCACAACCGTCTCATAAAAGTTCGGAAGAACCTCGGCAGCAGGAGTAGACCCCAAAATATCGAGACCCCACGGATGCTGGGTGCTATCGGCCGGAGTGCTCACCACGTGCACACCGACATGAGCGATGTCACCCTGGAACGCCACAGTGCCAGTGCCTTTATTCCCGATATAGAACGAGGAGGAACCCGAAAAGTTCCCGATACGGGCAACCGCCACCGATACCGTCGCCTCAACCGGGAGTGTTTCCAACGTCCCCGACCACACCGCCCAATACGCACCGTTCGTATTGTCGGTAGTGAGCAGAAACGCCAAGAACTGCCATTGATCGACAGCCAACCCGACACCGCTTGTCGTCCACTGACCATCCGTCGAGTTGTCGGTTCGGAGTCGCAACTCCGATGTCGTCGTATCAATCTCGGCACCAGTAGTGTTCCCGGCCGACCACAGGCCACGACCCGCCGTCAACGTCGTCGGCAACCACCACCCATACACAAACGTAGCGTTGCCGGTTCCACCCATCGTGGCGCCCGCCGCAAAGGTGATGTCATGACTGGTCGCACCACCAAACGTGTACGGCACATCAGTTCCGTTCAACCCACATCGTCAACTGCAAATCAGTGTGCGCCCCGAAGAACGTGTGAGCTGCCCGAGTAATCAACGCCGCATACAGCGTTGTCCCACCCGAACAGTCATACGGCACCGCCAAATTGAACGCCTGCCCAATCCGATTCGCCCCCAAATCGTAAGCACCCGCCAACTGGATGATCCCAACAACCTCTTTGGCGTCAGTATCAGAAATAGCGAACGCCGCATTATTAGCAGCCAACGTGATATTCGACCGGCACACCACCACGTCATACGCACCGATAATGTCCGCCGCCGACGTCAACTGGCAACCAACAATCATCCCGGTCCCACCCGACACCCGAGCAGCATTAGCGAACTCGAACATGACACCAACCTGATCGCCCGCCGTGTACGACGTCGTAGCAATCGTCAGTTCAGCCGACGCCGACGAATCAGCAATCCGCAACAAATCACGCCGATTGACAATCGCCAACCCTTGCGTCGTCCCCGGAACACCATCCGTACCGTTCGACGACCCGTCAACCAGCTTCACATGCTGGACATGACCAGTCGTACCACCATTGACGGCCACCTCATCAGTGGAAATGGTCGTACCCGACCCGGCAGTGATCGCCACATTGTCGGCCATCGGTCAGCCCCCGTTCGGATCAGGAAACCCGGAATCGGCCTCGGCGGCACGAGCGGCTCGGAGGGCGACGGCATCGGACTCGTCGAACCGGGCACGTTCCGCCATCACCGCAGCCCGCAACCCGGCCTTCGCCTGAACCGCCGCCCACGCCAGAATCTCGGCCGAGGTTGCAGCCGGTGCGACTCGGGCTGCAACCTCGGTCACAATCGCCTGCTCAGCATCGGTGAGCGACACCGTAATATCGACAGCCATCAGGCGAACGAAATCCGGAAGATGCCAGTGGCCGCCCACGTAATCGCAAACGTCCCGTTCACCGTCGAATAATCCGACCCGAACGTCACCGCCCACAACAGCGGATCACCCGCAAGCGTGTCATCCCACCCGATCACACCACGAGCATCAGTGATCGTCGTCGAACCAACCGAATGATCCGCACCATCAAACGTGGCGTACGTCGTCGCAATCGTGAACGTCGGCGTCGACAACGTCTGACCAGCCGACCAGCCAGTACCCGTCAACGCCGTAATGTCAGCCAGTTCGTCATGCGTCAAAAAGTTCGGGGTGTTGCCGGCGTCAGTCGACAAGTCAAACTTGACAACATCAGAAGCGTTCAACGCAAACGCTTTCACGTTCGTGATGGCGTCCCTCAGGAACGGCCCATAAATACCGGATGCCATAGTCATGATTCATTCACTCCTGCTGTTCTCGTTGTAGTTGGGGGAAACACATGGGCGTCGAGACGCCCATCAGCATGATCAGTTTGGAAACCGCCAACCGAACCACGATTAGCGCCTTCTTCCGAAATGATCTTACGGCGACGGGTCGGACCGGTCCGAGCCAACCCGTAATGGGTTTCACCGACACCGATCCGTTTCTGAAACTCGTTCACTGACCAAACCTTTCACACCGGATCCGGTGGAGTGGACAACTCCACCAATATTTGCATGGCGGTCGCCTGATGTTCCGAAGCGACCAACGGAATCAGTTTCGCAATCCCCTGCCGCAACCGTTGAATCTCGCTTTCGATCCGGGCAAAGTCATCACGATGTTTCACCCGCATCTCCTCAATCAGACGTTCACAATCATGAATCGCTTCGGACCGGCCATCCGCATGAGCAAGCGTCGCATCATCCTGCATCGTCCCCCACCGTCGAAACAGGTATAAACCGAGCGCCATGATCGCTGCCATCGGCGGATACACAATGAACGGGTCCGAAGCTGCAGAAATCACGGGTCACGTCCCCATTCTTGCACCCCGTAACGGGCGACCGTCCGAACCCGCAACATCGCCCACATGGCGATAACCAACCACACGTTGACCGCCAACCATTTCGACGACCATTCCAAATCGTCAGCGAACATGATGGACACCGATCTGGACACCATCGCCGCTGACAACACGATCAGACCGGCCGCAGCAACTCGAGGTTCACGCCAAACAGCCGCCAACAACAACAGGACGGCAGCGACAACCATCGGGATCGCCATCAAATGTTCGGTACCAGGCCGATACCACCATCCGAGCGCCACAGCAGCCGACAGATACCCCCACAACAACAGGTATATGGCCGGCATCGGTGACGGCACGTACACAATCACAGGATCAGATACGGCCGTACAGGGCGGCAGCGGCCGGCCCCATCTTGTGCAATCGGGCTTCGGTTGACGGAGGATGGTTCTCCTCAACAATCGGGACGCCCTGACCGATCAGCCAGTCCCGTCGTTCCGGACTGATCGGTGCGTCAGTGAGCGGCGAAAACAGGCCTTTGAGAGCGATATCACGGATCAGGTACTGTTCCATGTCAACATCCTTCGGGGGGATCGGTTCGGACGGCAGGACCGGTTCAGGTGGGGTGACCGGAGTCAACATCGAATCGATGTCGCCGGCAAGCACATCCCACGGGAACCCGGCACCAACATCGGAATGGTCGGTTTTGTGGTACGCCGCCGAAATCGTCGCATGATCGCAGTAGCCGCTGCCGCCGGCCACCACCTGATCGGCGGACAATCGACGCAACGGAATATCTAAATCGTGGTGGACATCAACCATCCATGCGGCACATGTCCGGATCAACGCCCGTGAGTAACTGTCCAACCATTGGGATCGGGTTTGTCGAGCGGTCCCAGGGAAACAGCCATGCACACCATCATGGTTCGCTCCGGACGCCGAATACGACACCACGTTGTACGGGACACATGGACGTACCAGCAGATCAACGTCGAACACGGCAGCATAACTCGACCCGTACACACCACCCGAACTGGTCGGCCTGTCTCCCGGTTGCGTCATGTACGCCGCCAAACTGGCAGCCGTCGTCGACGTCTCCGATGTCTGCTCGGAAGTGTGCAACACAATCAGCCGGTTCCGACCCGACTTCACGTTGCCGTACCGATCCGAATGCACCACTACCGGCATCACATACTTTGCTGCGGTCATGCGTTCGTTCCCTTGATAACGATCAACGGTGCAACCGTCGCTGACGACGTCACCAACGTCCCAACCGGATCAGGCAAAGCACCCGTCACACCAGTCACCTGAGGAGTAGCCCGGATCGCACCCAACGCATTCGTAGCTGTAGTCGCCCGTGGAGCCACCCCCGCAACCGGTTGCACCGACGTCACCGTCGGCAACGTCCCCACCTGAGCAACCGCCGCCAACCAATGCCACCCCGACGCATTCACCGCCGCCGACACCGTCACCTCCTGCACCGTTGCCGACGTCCCATCAATCGTGCCACCATCCACCAGCAACGCATCAGGCAACCCGGTCGACGACGACTCATACACACCGAGACGCACCACCGACCCGACACCACCAGCACCCGTCACCGACACCGCCAAACGAGTCACCGTAAACCCGGCCGGCAACCACATCGGCACCAAATACATCGTGTCCACCGTGATCGCCAACGTCGACGTCGCCGCCCCATGATCCGGCCCGTAATAGTAGCCGTCATCCAACAACCGGCCGTACCGCTGCTCAAACGGATCAGACGACGCCAGATTCTCCAACGTCACCTTGTTCGTCGAACCGGACGCCGCCTGCGTCGTATCCGACACATCAACAATCAACACCAGATCAGTAGCAGCCGGTGACGGCTCGAACACATATTCCGACATCTTCGGCACAAGTCACCCCTCACAAATCGAACGGACAGAACCGGCAAACATCATCACGGGGCAGTCAACGGTCCAATGTCCTCAATCAACAGATAACCCTCCGATGTGGCATTGTCAATCGACAACGTCCCGGCGGTCGTCGACGCCCGCAACTTGTAGGTGAATGATCCGGCACCCGGAATGTCAACAGCAACACCTGTCAAGATGTACACACCGGACGCTGCCACGAGCGGCGCCTGCACCATGTAATGCACATCGGCGCCGCCCCGATTCAAAAAGATTGCGGCCGTCCCATCCGAAGTGACCTGATCGAGCGCCACCCGACACGTGAACCGGTAGCCACGACCGGCAAGCGCCGTGAACGTCACCGACGAGTTCGTGATATCAGCAGTTGTCGTGATCCCCGTCTGACTTGACGCCGAAAACTCGGCGTACCCGCACAGATCGACACCACCCGGAAAATCGTTGACCGCTGCAGCGGTAAGCACATCACCGGCAACAAATGAACCGATCGGCATAACACAAGCTCCTTAGAAGGCGAGAACGCCGGAATCCAACACACCGAGCTGTGCGTCGTCCAACACAAACACAGACGACGACGCCAACGGCGACAACGCAAACCGAACAAAATGTTGACCGTCAAACATCTTCGACCGTTCCAACCCTTCAACGACCGACAACTGGTTCAGTTGAGCACTGACACCTCGAGGTGTCCACCGGACCCGAACCACATCACCGATATCCAACATGTTGACAGCAGCCATACATGCCGAATCAAGATTCTCCAAAATGACAGTCAACCCGTCGACCCGTGCCCGAGGTTCCTTGTAGATACCGAGCAACCATTGAGCCATCGACAACGAATGAGTGTCCGAATCGGCAAGCAACCCGCCGATCGACAATGTACGTGTCCCATATCGGGCGACCGCCGCATCATCAGTAACCGTTTGTGCTGTACCACCCGTACGGTCCACCTGCACCCTCGTATACAACAGTTCGGAACCGTACCCGAGAGTGGCACCACTAAACGGAATCGACCCCGTCGCACCATCATCAGCGAACTCGACAGCCACAACCGGATCAACCAGGCTGTACCGGTCCCGAAACGTCAACACCCCATCTCGTGACGCAAACAGCCGGCCCACATCAGTCTTAGCGACCAGTTGCAGATAGTTGAGAACGTTCGATCCCCACGTCACCGAATCAGCTTGCAACGACACAAACCCGTCGTCCAAATCACGATTCGCTCCAAACCCGACCTCGGAACGATCCAACACGGCACCCATGCGAACACCCGGCGACTGCGACCCCGTTGTCGTCCAATCAAGAAACGATTTACGGGCCAACACACCGAGAGCGTCAACCGCCACAAACTCGGCGTCCACCTCCTCATCGGCGGTATACCCGAAGTTCCAATCTTCGATCTGTCCGTCGAACACAACGACACCCTCGACCGACACCCGAACCCGGCGACCCGGCCCGACCGCTTCAGCCGAAAAGATCGCTGCCTCATCCAAAATCGCTACACCCGACTCATCCAAAATCGGTTGACCATTCTCATCAAGCAAACTTGACACACCGTACACCCACGGCAAAAACTCGGCGTCATAGTTACGGAGCCCAACCCGTAACGACCCGGTCTCAATCTCATCAAGTTCTCGAGAACGGCCACGATTCACATCAACCCGATAACAGTACGACGAAATATCGGTCGCAACCGACGACGTCGCACCCGGAATCGACGTCGACACCCCACCCAACGCCGCCGTGTCCAACTCGCCATACACCGGATCATTCAAAATGAACGCCGAACCGACCGTCACCTCACCGTCAACCGCCGGATAATCAAAAAACACTTCGACAGTCGGCACCACCAACGTCACGACGCCCGCCAACCCGTCCCGTTTTGACGCTCATACCGTTTGATCGCATCCACCACCGCACGCCCCACATCCGCACCCGACGCACCGATCCCGGCGTTCACCGTGATGCTATACGACACCCCACCCGCCGCCGCCACCGGCGACACACCACCAAACATGTTCGCTGTCTCCGACGACGAATGAACCGTCTCCCCGCCAGACATCTCCACCAGCTCCGGACCATCCTCACCGACCAACGCCAAACCAGGACGAGCCGACCGGGTACCCGATGCGTACGCATTCAACGGCTTCCCACTCGCCGTCTTCGCCTTGAACAAAACCGGATACGTCTGATTCGTGATCGTGCCAATGATCCGCAACACCTCAGCAAACGACCCCTCATCAACCTTCGCCAAAATCGACGTCGTCACCTCCGGCGAAATATGTGCCACTTCCTGGGCGTAGGCAATGATGTCCGCTTTCGTGTCACGAATCGACTGTCGATAAACAGACTGTTTGTCCGCCGCATCATCGGCACCGGTCGACACAGCAACCCATGCCTCATCGGCCGCTGACTGCAACTCGTCGAACCGGGATTGCAAATCAACCCACGCCTGTTCATTCGACACCTCACGAGCCAACGCCTCCCATTTCTCCTCAAGATTCTCGGCGTCACGAGCAGCATCACGTTCCGCTTTCGCCAAATCCTTGACACGACGCTCAGCATCATCAGCCGCCCGATCAACCAGACCGGCAGCAATCGACGCCTCGATCATCGCTTCAGCATTCGACGACGTCGACGCCGCCGCCTCATCCTGCTGTTTCTTCCACTCAACCACGATCATGTTCGTGGCATTCATCGACAACCCGAGCTCGTCAGCTTTCGCTCTCAACTCAGCGAACGTGCCGACACCATCGGTGACAGCATCAAACAATTCCACTGCCGCTTTCTCATCGGCATGGAAATCGTCAAGCATCTGCTGATTACGGCTACGTTCATGCTGATTCCACGGCGACAAAACCTGACCGAGCACCGTCCCCAGCGACTCGGCCTTATCCTGCACCCCGCCCAAAAGCCGAGCGAACCCTGACGCACCCTCAGCGGTCGTCTTCAACAACGGAGCCAGATCGGTCAATGCGCCGGCCAGCTCACCGCCAACCTCAACCGACAACTCTTCGACAACACCCCGCAAGGCATCCATCGAATCTCGGAACCGGCGCGCCCGTTCAATCTCCCGATCATCGATGATCTTGCCACCCTCAACACTGTCGAGAGCCGCCCGAACATCATCGGCACCCATGCCGACAAGTTCGGCCATGTCCTGCCATGACCTACCGAAAATCTTTGAAGCGGCAGCCGCCCGCTCGGCCGGGTCCTCAATCGCATTCAAAGCGTCGATCGTCGCCAGGAACGTCTCGTTAGCGTCAACCGTCCCATCGGACGCCTTCACGATCGACGCACCGATCGCATCGAACTCGCCCGGCGTGTTCCCCGCCGTCTTCAACATCCGCCCAAACGACGATTCCAACGTCCCGACACCGATACCGAGATCCTCGGCAACTTCCCGCAACCGTGACGCCTCCTCAGCCGTCACACCCAACGAATCACGCAACAGGCCGGCACCCAACGCCGTGTCCTGAAATGCGCCGACCGCCTTCACACCGAACCCGATCAACGCCGCACCGCCAGCCATCGCCAACGTGCCAGCGTTCGCCTTCACCGCATCAAACGCACCCGTCGCCCCGGCCCTAAACTTGCCGGTCGCCGTATCAGCGTCAGCGATCCCCTGACGAAACTTGCGGAGCGACGACGTCGCATTATCAGCGACAACATCAATAACAACTTTGATTTTCTCGTTGAACGACGCCACCAGTCACCCCCTCAACGATCGACGAACAGCACCATTCACGGCACGAGCCACACGGCCAGGAACCTCACGTTGCATTATCGACAACGCATCCGACCATGTGCCCTTCCCCGGCGACGACGACACCGGCCGAGACCGTCGACGCCGACGAGCCTTCGACATGCCAGCCTTGCGGCCTTCCTCCAACACTCGCATCGGACCGAGAGCACGACGGGCCGGCATGATCGCCACCTGCCCCTCCCCCTCGAGGTCGTATCGGCCGGTGATCTGAATAGGTCGGCTACGCCGCCAATTCGACATCGACAAGTCACCCAGGTCACCCCGGACAGCGTCCGCCACATCAACCTTTGATGCTTTGCCGACATCTTCGGCGATCGCCCGCAACGCACGACCGGCAAACTCGTCTCCGAGCCGACCCATCTTCGCATTGAACGACGCCAACGACTCAACCATGCCAGACAGGCTCAGAACGTGCCGGCTGTGACCGCACCCGTGATCTGGAGGTTCGCAGAGTATTCGACCCTGCCAGACGCAGACGTCGAAATGCTGTACGAAGCGACGTTCACCGAACCGGCAAGCCTCGCCTGCGAGGCGACGGAACCACCGGGACCGTAAATGAACGACGCCGTCGACCCGGCCGACCACAACCCGGAAACGAGGGTGTGCATGGTGGCGTCGAGCGGCCCACCGATCGAAATCTGGCCGGTCGACTGACCGTTCAGATACGCCTCGGCTTGCGTCCCGAACACCGACACATCCAACTGGTTGGTGCTCAGATCGGCCGACACCGAATCCGAGTACGGCGAAACGTTCGTGACAACGCCCGCAGCCGTAGTGATATACAACGCCGATGTAGTACCTGCACGAAATGCCATGATGAACTCCTAAAAGGGGTATTGCGGTTTGGAAATGACTCCCCGGCAGGAAGATGTCATCGGCGTGCGAACGTCACGAACCGAGTATGCGACCCGGTGCCGGTCACATTGTCCACCACCCGCAAATAGCGGGGCACCGACACACCGGCCGCAATCACCAAACGTTGAGAACCAACCCCGGTGATCGTGGAGAACGTCCCACCCGAAATGGTCGCCCAGCCAGTCGCACCATCGGCAGACCCTTCGATCGTCACAACATTGTTCGTCAACCCAGAGAACGCCGTCGAATGAATGTGCGCCACCCCACCATTCGTCGTGGCAGCACCACCATCCACAGCGGTACCGTTCGCATCGACAGTGGCGGCCGCCTCCACAGCGATCACCTGACCCCAATCAACCTGTCCGTCTTGCTGCACGTTGACAGAAACAGTGACCAAATCATCGACAGGCGAATCATATGTGACCGACGACTGATTGCCGAGCATCATCCATGTCGTATCCGCCAAAGATGCACCATCCCACGCCAAACTGATCGGTTGAGGTGTCGTCTGCCACGTGTTGATCGTCGTGAACTGTGACGTGGTCGCATAAGCGGTATCCAACATCATGTCAATCGTCGCCGTTCCCGACCTCTGACCGTTCAGGTACACCTGGGCCAGATCTTCACTCGACGACGCTTCGATCTGATTACACGTCGACTCGACAGTCATCGACCGGCCGAACACCGAGAACCGCATCGGCCCGACGTAATACCGGGAGTTGATACCAGGAACGAAGGCCATTACCAAACCACCTCAACATCGAAGGGACACACCAAATAGTCGACGCCGTCACCCCACGACACAACCGAAACCTCACCAACATTCGTCACAACCGCATAATCGATAGTCGTTGACCAGTTGTCCGAATCCTGCACAGCAGCAATGAACGATCCGACCCCCGACAGTTCGGCCAGTTCATCCAACGCCGCTTCGGAAGCCGCCGAATCAACCCGTTGTGCATGGGCGACACATCGGAACGTCAACCGCATCACACTGCCACCGAACACAACTCGAGGGTCGAACGCCGGCCGTGACACCTTGATGACCCGACCAGCAACCGAATCACCAACATAGGTGGAGCCATACCATCCGGGGACACCGTTAGCGATCTCCGCCAGGTTGTCTCGTACATCTGCGATCGTTGTCATGCGATCCTCGGGAATGCGTACCGTTCGATCAGCGTCGACGCCACCGGGTTGAGTCCGCCACGGACACGCATGAACGAGCCGTCACCGAACGACAGGCCACCCATCGCCGCATCCGCCGCCTTGAACAACAGGACCGATTGCACAATGCACGCTTGCACAACCGGATCAGGGACGGCCGCCCACCCAAACTGGGCGGTGACCTGCACACCCGGACGACCCGACGACGACATCGGGAACGTGTACACAGAATCGACGAGACGGATACCGGTAAACGGTTCCCCATCATCGGCAGCGTTCAACGGTGTCACCACAAAATGGGTGCCAACCGTGAGAGTAGTCGCATAGGTGCCGTTGTCGTCCGAGTCGATTTTGACGACCAGCCCGGTCGTGGTTGAGATGTCCATGACGGCACCGGCCACCGACCGCAGCTCGGACGGATCATCCGCATAAAACTCTCGGGTTTGGACCGTGGAATCCTGCCAGAACCGGCGACCGGTGTAGTCATCGATCTGACGTGATGCCGCTTCAACCGCCTGCTCAATCGCTGTGTCATAGGTACCAGCAGTCGAAATACCCATTTTGGCGGCAACATCGGCCAGCGTCGCATACCCGTTCGTGATCGTCATTTACACCACCTCAATGATCGCTAATCCCCAACACTCAGGGATGTTGATCCAACGGAACCCGGTTTCATCGCAGAACGTTCGGACTGCCATTTTGACCGGGAAATCAGGATCGGTCGCCGGGCACGGCGGGTCCCACGGCCGCTCGAGCTCGGTGTCGTGGCACAAGATCAGACCACCCGCCCGCACCTTCGCACCCCACGTCCGCAACTCCCACAGAGTGTGCTCAAACGCATGAGACGTATCAATGAACAGGATGTCACAATCATCGACCTGGGCAACAACATCCGGGTCAGTGTCATCACCCTGAATGTGCACCCAGTTGCCGTGAGAACCGATCGCCGGGGCAACATCCATGTCAACCGTTGTCAGCCGGCCACCGGTACCTTCCAACCCGTACAACCATCCGGTCGTAGACACCCCGGACCGTGCACCCAACTCGACCACATGTTCCGGTCGCATCTTCTCGACAAGATACACAAACCGTGGAAGATGCAAATGAATGTCGGACGGCGTATGACACAACCGAACGTACGCCTCAGCAAGCGACGACGACACAACCGACACACCGTCATCTTTGAAACCGATCAACGAGAACCGACCGATCGCATCAAACGTCCATTTCGCCAACGAATACAACGTGATCCCATGTTCGCCAGCAACCCGCTCAAACACGGCAACATGTTCATCGAAATGGGCGTCGTCAAACACGATCACCCCGCCAGGTTTCACCGCCCGGACAGCAACCTCAGCCACCTCGTCACGGATCACCCCACCAGCAAAGTCGTGGAACACCACATCAAACGAACCGGGTTCAACCTCGACATCACCGTACAAGTGCAAACCATCGGTCGACAGTTCGTTCCGTTCCAAAAACTCTCGGGTCCTATCAAGCCACTCAACATCATCATCAACACTCACGATATGCGGAACGGACTGGCAGCGTTCAGCCGCCCATTTGCGGAACACCGCCGACGACAACCCGGAACCCAAATCGAGGATGCGTTCCGGTTGCACCACATCACACAACCGGTACAGGTAGGCAGCGGTCCCCGGTGACACCGCCATGTCATGCGACGACACCTCACGCACATACGACCGCCAAATCCGTGCCACCCGATCCAGATCACACACCCACTCATGATCGGTCGGCGCCAGACCCCGGTGACGGGCCCGCAACCGCACCCGATCCATATCAGGCTGATTATCGGGTGCCTGCCACACCCACAACGATTCGGTGACGTACACGTCGTCAGTACCGAACATGTCGAACACGGCGTCCTGAATCGGCCCGTGATGCATGTCATCACCACACACAATCGCACCCGGCACCAGCAACGGGACGACCGCCACCAAATTGTCGTACACCTCCCGATACGAATGGCCGGCATCAATAAACACGAAGGCGACCGGATCGGTAACAGTCGGAATGTACTCCCGCCAATCCATCCGATGAGCAGTCACATTCCCGGCGGTGTATTCGGCAACATTCGCCACCCACTGGGCGTACACATCACGACTCTTCGCAAGTTGTTCCGAAATCTCGTGATGCGAACCATCCCACGTATCACACGTATCAACCATGCGAGGATGAGCAGCGTTCGCAATCGCACACGTAGACCGGCCTTCCCACGCACCGATCTCAATGATCCGACCAGGAACATGCCTGATGCGGGCAACCAACCCGGCGACCGCTTCCTGCGATGATCCGCCAAACCATTCCTCATGAAACATTGGGGCAGTCATCTCGGCCGGAACCATTCAGCCGGACAACGAACCTCATGGATGTAGGCGGGCCATTCCCCATTCACATCAACCGGGGCCATCATCCGCCCATCCAAATGCATCCCCTCCCGCAGATACCGGTCAGTCGTCAACCCTTGCAACGTGCGTTCCGCAACCTCCGGATGACAGAACGACCCGAGCTTGGCGAGGGCCGCTTCCTGACCGCCGAGCCACGAGAAATGCCAGCCGGCGTCAACAAGAACAGTCGGGTTCCAGTTGCGAAGGTTCCGCATCTTCTGAAACGGGTTCGACCCGTGATCCACATGCAACGCCATGACCTGACCGAGCGTGCCGGCGACCGTCCCATACCACGGATCAGGATGCAACCAGTCAACAGCGAAGAAATGGCCTCGCTGCTCAAACGACACAAACCCCCGGTCTACCGTCCGATCCGGCAACAGGGCCGGCCGTTTCGGAAACGTCGGCCGAACATTACGAACATGCAACGGTCGACAAATCTCGTCGACATCACCGTGCAGGACAATCGTGTCACCGGTCAACCCGACCCGACGATCCACCTCACGCAACCCGTCCAGCACGAACTCCCGTTGAGCGAGCTCCCTCGCCCACGGGTCCGGGTCATCAGCATGGGTGGGGAGCCCTTCAGCCCGGACAACGATCAGTTTGTCAGCCCAGACGTCAAACCGGTCCAGATTCTCCGAGATGTGAAACGGCTTCGGATGATCCTGATGATCGACGTTCGCTTCCACAGCGATGAAATAGTCGACCGCCTCTGCCATCGTTTCGAGGCGCATCTCGAGCATGTCGAGCTCGTTGTTGATCGGGAACGTGTCAACCACCAACGGCCGGCTCACCGCCAAATGTCCTTCGTGACGGTTTTGCGTTGTTCAATCAGACCGGCCCGACGTTTGAACGCAATGGCGTCCATCTCCGAAAACTCGACCGCCTTCATGTACACCGGGTCAGCTTCACGCAGATCCTCCCGGCCGTCATAGCCAGGATGATGATGCACCACCCGACAATCAAAACACGGTGCGAACTTGCCGAGCGCTTTCGCCAACTGGATCACTTCGACGTCGCCGTACCAGTGATAGTACGCCTCGGCCATCACCAACCCCGGACCTTCCAACGACGATCCCTCATCGTTCACATAGTCACGGCGCACAAAGAAATGGTCGGCATGCGAACCGGACGCCACCTTCGGATTCCGGACACGGCCCGGCTCCGAATCGTTCGACCCGATCACGTCATACCGGTCCGACAACCCTCGGGCCGCTTCAATCCATCCGGGCAGAAACTCGACGTCGTCACCCGTCACAAAGATCCACGACTGATCAGTCTGAACAAACCCGGCGTTGATCTTGCAAGCAAACGAGCTGCCACGATTCGCCGGCAACCATCGGGCACCGGCCGCCTCGACGGCTGCGATCTGCACGGCGTCGTCCTCATCACAGATGTAGAACAGGGAGGCGCTGCCATCGTTCGTAGCGTTGAACGATTCAACCAGCCGAGGAACATTCGCCGGACGGGTCAACGCCGGCACCAACACAGCAACTGAATCCATCAACGGTTTCACCGCCGGCGGACGAGTATCCATCCTCGACGCCAGGAACGGCCGCCAGTAGGTGTCATAGATGTAATCGGCGTCATACCGGCGGGCGAACCGGACAGCGTCCGCTTGCATCCCGTCAAGATCAGCGTTATACGCCTCTTCGAGCGCCGCCACAATCGAAGCGATATGCGGACGCAAATACCATGCCTTCGACGCCCCATCCCACCAACGATCACCGGTCACCTTCCAACCGGCACCAACGAGCTCGGGTTGGGCGGTAAAATCGGAAGCGATCACCGGCACACCGCACGCCTGCGCCTCAATCAACGGGACGCAGAACCCTTCACCCGCCGACGGGGCGAGCAGAACATCAA